TTTGGATGTTCACAGTTCCAAAGCACCATGCTCGACCAGTTTTTTCTAGGATATGATGTCTGTACCTGTCCGTCCATCTTGGTTGTTTCTTTTGGTGTATGATCATGTTGCACCACAACAACAGCCTTGCTTTGATCACAATGTTTCACTAGTTCGTGGCTAGGAATTTTCCATAGGAAATCACAGTCACAAAATACCGCCCAGCCTTTGTATTCATTCATGTAGGGCACAAAGAATCTAGTGAAGGTAAACTCTGTAGATGCGAGTTTGTCAATATCCCTGGTGTAGATGCCCTGGTCCCTCAAAAGTTTTTGTTTTAGTGGAATTACTTCCGCGGACGGGTCTCTACGCTTGATACTGTGTTCACATACTTGATATGCTATGTCTTCTCTGCTGTCGTGTCCTACGTAGATTCTCATATTAGATATTTAAGTGTTGTGCCAACTCCGGCAAGTAATTTTTTATTTGTATGTTTCTGTACCCATCTCTTTTTTTTATCATAGTTTTTAAAACTTTTATTTGATCATTTACTGCATTTTTATTCTCATAAGCATTGATTATTTTTTGTCTTATTTCATGAAAATTTGTTACATGAATAACATCGGATTCGCTAATATCTTTTAGAGTAATTTTTGCTTCTTGTAGTGTTTTTTTTGGAAGTACATGTAATTGGAGATAGCTCGGTCTGGATAACAAATTTAATTTAAGATGTATGTTCTGTTTTTTACTAAATTTGATGATATTATGTACATCTAATATGTTCAAGTTCTGTACAGTAAAACTTATCTGATATGTGGCGTTGTTTAATGTTCTAAATTTTTTTACATTGTCTACAATGTCTGACCATTTTGATGGGAATCTCAAATAATCGTTAGTTGTGCCCGTACCATCTATACTGAAAATTAATTTTACCTGTTTGAAGAGTTGCAGAGTTTGGAATATTTTATCTGTGTATTGTGTTCCGTTGGTGGTTATCCAAACTGACAAATTTTTTGCTATGGAGTTATTAGAAAGCACATGTAGAAGTTTTATAATTTTTGGATTCATCAATGGTTCCCCACCCTGTAGAGTAATTATGTTCACTTTGTTGTTTTCTATCTCTTTGATCAAAGAATCAATTCTTTCTCCACCTACCTCATAATCGCTCTGGTTTAGATTTGCTATTCCTAGATCATTGTTTTCGACAAGTAGTTTACTACTACTTTCGCCGTTACACATGTAGCACTTCAAATTACATAAATTTGTTATATCGAGATTGTAATCTTCGGGATGATTTAAATTTTCTTTTCCAAGGTGTTTGAGATAGTACGAGGCAGGCTTGTTACCAAAAATTTTATAATGCTGGTTAGCAAATTGTCTTTCGCTTCTGATGTTTTTATTTTCATCTGTGATGCATAGAGCACATTCTTCTGGTAATGTGTTTTGTTCAAATTTTGCCTTCAGATATTTTTGATAATCGCTGTTCCAGAATTCGTTTATTGAGTTGTTTTTGATATTGAAATCAGCGTTACCGTCAAACTTTGAGAAGTTTGTACGTATTTTACAGCAAGTCTTCATGTCACCTGAAGTAGTGATGTGTATGCTGTTGAATGGTCTTATGCAGAATTTTTTATTGTTTTCCATGTAATAATTGGTGAATGTCTTTCCAATTACTTACACGGATAATGTCAGGATGATCAAAGTCTTGATTGTATGGGTGGTCGATTAATATGGGCTTTAAACCGTATTTGAGCCCGGCTACAGCGTTGTGAGGCTTGTCCTCGACCCAATATAGCCCGGTGTTGTGAAACTCCGCTAATGCTGAATCTTTGTCAGCACCCGTACCTAATATATGGTAATTTGTAAAAATATGCTCACCAAAAAGTTCGCCCAGTCTTCTCTTACGCAACTGTTGTGCTGGTATGTCTGATGTCTGCGATGTGATCGGTATGAAGGTCCAACCCTCCGCGGCCAACAGTTTGACCCATGTCTGTGATTCAAGCATCGGTCTCTGTGTACCCATCCAGGCACTCCTGTTGAACTCTCTTATGTGTTTTCTGATTTCGTTTTTTGTTACACCAAAACGTTCTGCCATTTCGTATGTGTTCTGTTTGTCTGGTAGTAGTTTGTATGGATGATATCTAACCCCCCTCTCGTCGAACAATGTTTTCTGTAACATCCATTTCGTGAAATGGTGTTCCCATTCTAGTAGGACTCCGTCCACATCTGTGAGAATAATCCTATTTGATGTCGGCATCTTCCATTCCCGCCACACGCAGTTTGACTATGTTGGTTATCTGCCATTGCTTCTGGTCCAGTCCTTTGGTGATGCCTAACCATTGGTTCCTCAGCAGTGCGAAGTCGTTGACGATCTTTGTGAGATCCACGACATCGTCCTCGCCATCCACATACTTCTCAGCATCTCTGCTGGACAGTGCCCTGTTGTAGTTCTCTAGGAATTTTCTGAAAGTCTTTGATCTGAGACGCCGAAGCTCTATATTGAGATATTCTAGTATTGCTTCTAATTGTTGCAACTGGCTGAATCTCTCTTCAACTATTCCAGGTAGCGCCGCTGATGCTCTCTCTAAATTGCCATATATCTTACACTGCTTCCTGGCTTCTAATAGCTCTTTGTCAAAGTATGCTACACAGTCTGGTATCTTCTCCAAACTCCTGCTTACTTCACTGTACCAGTTGATCATTAGTCCTCGCTGTAGCCGTCGTCGTATGATTCGTCTAGGTCTTCCTCTTCTTCGAACACTGTGTTGATCGCTTCTTCCAGTTTTGGGTCAAACTCGCCAGACGCTTTTATTTCATCATGCTCTACACCTATGTCGTCAAGGCTCTTGATGAAGTCTATGGCCGCATCCAGTTTTGATCTCTCTGGTACATAGTGTGATATTGAGTTCCAAAGACGTTCTATGTCTTCGTGCGTGAAATCAATCATTATTCCTCAGTTTCCTCTTCTTTTGGTTCTATTTTCTTTGCTTTTGGTTTTGGTTCTTCTGACATTGGCACATCTTTTTGTTCTGTGCTTTCCTTGAAGTTGGCCATTATCATATCTAATTTATCACCTGTCCATGCTTTCCTGAACTCGATGTGTTCCTTGCCTTGGGGATCAACATACTTCAGTCTGTTTCCGGTCTGTACCAATATGCCTTTCTTCTCGAATAGATCAACTAGCCCACTATAGGGATCCATGCCCGTGTCGTATGGTATCTTGACCTGTACGCCTTCAAAAGGTTTGGCATATCTGGTCTTCATGACTTTACAGGCCGCTCTGATTCCCCTTACTTCTGATATCTTGTTGCCTTTCTCGTCTTCCTTTAGTTTTAATTTCTTCATTGCTATAACGATTGAACTGGCATAGATGAATCCCTGTCCACCCGATATCTTGTCGTCTGGATCGAACATGTCCTGTGATGCATATGTGTGGTTAGTTGCTATAAGTCCTACGTTCCAACTACCAAACATGTTCACGCAGTTCCTCACTAGTGCCGTCAAGGCCTTAGGTTTTCTACCCAGGTCGCCTTTCATGTCTCCTGCTTCGAACTGGTTTACATCAGTTGGAGTAAGCATCATGCCCAAACTGTCTATAACGAAAAGAACTTTAGGAGCACCTTCCTTGTTGTCGGCGTGTTGCTCCTTGTAGCCTTTCATGAACTCTGATATAGTCTTTGCCACATCGTCCACCATTGACATGCTTAACTTAAGAAGTTTATCTTCTGACGTGTCCACTTTCAATGCCTGTAACCATTTTTCATCTAGTGCGTTCTCTGTGTCAATCAGGATGACAAAGATGCCTTGCTCCTGTGCGTTCTTGATTATGTTTCCTGATGCTATGTAACTTTTGCCAGCACCTGATTCGCCTGCGAGAACCGTGACTTTGCCTAGTGGTATCCCCTTGTTGAAATCACTGGTCATTAGATAGTTCAGCGCATAGTTTCCCGTACTGATCCAATCGGTGGGATCGCTGAATCCTATGCCCAATCCCTGTATTGATTTTGTTATACTCTTTCTAAATTTTGTTGCGTCAAACACTTTTGTCATTATTATCGTCCTATAGTAAGATCCAAATTATCACTAGTACCACCAACACCCATGCCGGTATCTGTTTGTACAAGATCCATTCGATCGCTTTCTTAATATTGTTCATGTTCCTATTATATTACACAAGGCCCACACAGTCAATGTCTGGGCCTTGGTAAAATGTCAGATTATTTCGCTTGTCTTGATCTAATCAGTTTCAGTATGTCCTCTGCCCTCTTGGCACTGTCTCCCGCGGGTGCCGCCGTTGCCGGTGCCGCCTCTGGTTGTGGTGCTGGCGCAGGTTGACTCACTGCTGTAGCAGGTTCAGATGCAGGTGCCGTCGTGGTCGCTGGTGCTCCCGCAACAGGTGTCTGTGGTTTAGTGTAAGCCACTCCCGCTGGTCTGAAGTACTGTCCGTACTGTTCTAGATCATAGGCCTCTCCTTCCACAGATTTCTCAAATAATTCCTTGATTATTTTGACCTCTGCCTCGGTTGGCTCTTTTGGTCTGAAGTCACCCAGGTTGTGTAACCCGTGAGTGTCGATCGCGGCCCTCTCTGCCTCGTCCAACGCCCTTTCCCTTCTTGACCATTTTGATGTTGAGTAGTCAGCGTAACCACCTTTTGTGGTCTTGGTGATCCTGAAGTCCACACCTTTAACGTAGTCAGTTGGCATTTCTTCCATCTCTGGATCCATCAGTGCCCCTCTGATTATGTTGAAGATCTGAGGTCCGATGATGAATCTTCTGATCGGATTCTCAGGTGTCGTATCTTCCGCTAACGGATTCGTTGTGACAAATCCCTGGAAGATGTAACTTTTCTTCTTCCAGTATTTTCTGCCCATGTCTTCCATGCTCTTGTCTTTGAACCACGGTCTCACTTCTGTGAGTACTGGACAAGTCTTACCATACATTTCCATGCATGGTACTTGCACTGTCACTGGTCTGGAGTCGGTCTGACCTTTGATACCTGCGAATGGTAACTTGATCATATTCCTCTCAGTCCAGAAGAATGTGTTGGTCTCGTCCTTGTCCGGCAAGAACCTGACCACTGCTTCTGATCCTTCTGCTATGTTCCAGTGTGGGTAGATGGCGTTGTCTCCGCCTGTGTTGGAAGTGGAGCGATTCACTTCTTGAGATTTTAACTTCGCTCTTATTTCAGCTAATGATGCCATAATGTAAGCCTCCTTTATTGTGCCTGTGTTTGTTGTTTGCCTAAATGTATATTAGACATATACTGAATAATATACAGTGTTATTTATCTAAAGTCTACTACTATTATTGGTAAAATGCTAGGTTTTTGATACGATCGATCTGTGTATCGTAAGCCATCTCTTCTTCTGAAAAGAATTCTTCCAACTGTAGTCCTGCCAGTTCAATAGCATCTTTCAGTGTATACTCTTGGTCACCTACTTTGAACTTATCACCCGCTTTCATACCCGCGGCCTTGGCTTTCTGTACCGCCTGTGCGAATTGGTTGCCTTCGGTTTTTGATTTCATACGTCCTACTTCGTAATCATAGTCTTCTTGAGCGGCTTTGAGTACTTCTTCAT